GTAATGTTTGAAGAACCCGAAGCTCGCGAAAAGATTAAAAAGATTTTTAAAAGTATCTCCACGTTAGAAAAGGATTTAATTCCTGAATTTAAAAAAACTCTAGTGGAAAATGAGCCAATTGGCCTGTACATAGCTACAGAGGACCAATCAGACATAATGTGGATTTTTGGTAGGGAAGAAATCGCCAGAATGTTAGGTGGCGAAAAGACACTAGATGATATAACCGAACAGCTCTTACCTACATCTTTAGATAAAGAGGAAGGTGTTGTATTTGCGATATTAAAAAAAGTCGGACCTATATACGCGATCCGACTTGAGAAATCTGTTTTATCAGAGGTATTTCTTTAGTCGTTAAAGGCTGTAATTATTTCGTTCACTTTCGCAAACAAGAGCGTTACTTGATCGGTGAGTTTTTGCGTTGTCTGGTTAGAACTCACAGAAGAAACCTCTAAAATCACGTCCTGTGCTTCTAATCCGTCGTTACTACTTGGTACAATTGCCGAATCTAAGACCGTTATTTTGTCACCTACAAGGAAGTTTGTACCTCCTGCATCTATAGAGGTAACTGTAAGAGTACCGTCTGAATCTACTGACACTTTTATATTCAGCCCACTACCTGTTGTTGAAGTAAGTCCTGTCACTGCTTTGTCAGTAACAGCATCTCTTCTAGTGTCGGCTGCAGTCAATACACGCAGGGTCGCAGCAGATCCATATTCATAATAGGAGATTGGGTCGATCCTTGTTAGAGTTAAAGAAGTAGAAATGCTGGTATTAACACTCTTCTTAAGCGCCTCTATCTTACTATCAAGGGTTTTTATTTCCTCTTCTGAGGCCGTGACTTTACCGCTCAAAGTTTCTATCTCTGATAGCTTTTTAAATTCTGTGTCTACTATATCGTTTCTAGAATTAAACCTGGTAGAAAGAGTGTCTAGAGAGTTTTCTAGTAGCTGGAAAGCGTTTTCTAAATTTGTAATAGAGCTAGATGAGGCGTCTGCTAAAGCTGCTTGAGAGGAAGCAATTGCGGTAGAGAAAATCTTTAGGTCTCGTACGCTTGCGTAAGTCCTGTTAGCATATCTAACATTAACGACTCCTTCATCAGTTGTAGGATCAACAACCTCACATAGGGAAGCTCCTAGCTTTAGTCCGCTTTTCACGCCGGCTCCGTCTTCTACAAAAAGAGAAGCATCTGCTAATAAGCCATCTTGAGATAAAACTTCTCCTGTACTAGCTAATTCTTGCCTAGAGACATTTAATAGTCCTCCAGCATAATCTTCAATAAATTTAGATCGAAGGTCGGCCATAATAATTTTGTATATTTATATCGCTTAAGTTTTTAGGGAAGAAAGCGTACATCTGTATGGGAATTATACTGGTTGGAGGTGGACTATCCCATAGCACTAACCAGTTGTTTGTAACCAACAGCCTTATTTTAGAGGCTATTCTTTTATTTCCCCAGTTTATATTGTTACCTCTTAAATCTAGTAGAGTCTCGTATCTCTTTCTAAAAAGAGGAAGCGTTCCGGGGTAAATATTTGCGCTGGCTGTTTTAGTGGGAATAAAAGAAGATAATGTTCTTTCTAATCCCTCTTCAGTTAACCTACAATTCTTTAAACTCAAACATCTGATATTTTTAGATAGCCCTAGGTTTATTATTTCTAGATTTATGCAATTTTCAAAATCCAAGGTCTCTAAATTGGGTAAGTTAGTGCCTGTAAAAGACTTCAGATATATGTTGCCCTCTAAATTAATATGCTTTAATGCCTCTCTTTTTAAGTTAAAATTAACATACAGCAAGGAGTTTCTTTGAAGATTTATCGACTCTATGTAGGGATCAACACTTAGTCCTGTATCGCTATCTAGCCATAGATCGTCCCATGTTAGTACGCTTTGGTTTGTTAGCTTTAAAACAATCATGTTCTCCCCAGGCTTTTTTGTTACCAAGATAGTACAAGAATTTGTTTTTTGTTTGAATAGTGATACTAAGTCGTTACTTACAACATCTTTGTTTTGAAACTCTACGAAGTTAAAACTTCCGTTTTGGAATTTATCTAAGGGTAGAAGAACGGTATCTTCACCGCTTATAAGAAAGCTGGACTCTAATTTCATTTGAATAATCCTCCTGCTAGGGTTCTAGGACAAAAATCTAAAAATGGCGCGTCGTTTACCCTTTTAAACCTTTTACATTTTAGAAGATTCATACAAGCTTGGTAGGCGTATGGGTCATCTAATAAAGCGCAATTAAAAGAATCGTCTCTCTCCCAATTTGCTTTAATAGCCTCTATTAACCCAAACTCTGAATTGTAGTAAGAAGAATAATATTTTTCTAATTCTGGAAGAGTGTTAGTATTAGCTACGCCATCTTGGCCAACTTTTACGTCAAGAAGGACAGACTCTCCAGCTCCAGTATCTACCGAGGTCTTTTCTACTAGCTCTATATCTTCAGCTAAATTCTTGCCCCCCTTTGTAAATACAATCGGCTCACTAAAAATCTTTTCAAATATAGGGTTACCGTTATCTGTAATACTTATTTCAGTGCCGTTAAAGACGTTAAAGTACGCCGGCTTATTGTTTTCTCCGTCGGGTATAAAGAACTTAGTATTTCTGTTTGGTATAGTATCACCAAAAGGCCTATCAACAAATACGCTTCCGTTCTCTTTTGTTGTTGATGGTGAGCTATCTCTTGAAGAGTATATCGCTTTGTTAGTAGGATCGCCACAAGAGTTGTTTCCTAGAGAGAATCTTTGTTCGCATTTTGTACCACCAAAAGCTTTACAAGATTCAACTGTGCTAAAAGGTTGAATTAAGTTTTGTTTTACCAAGCTATTTACTGTTTTTATAGCCTCTTCAGAAGCAATTTTGTTAGATACAGATAAAAGATTCTTTGCCTTAACGTTTCTTTTATTACTTAGGCTTTCTTGTTGTGCTTGATTATTTAAAGAAGTCCCTGCTCCAGAGGCCTGAAGTTCGGCGGCTGCAGTTTTTTCTTTACTAGTCGTCACGACAACATTTGAATAGTTTGTGACCTGTTGAACTATATTAGTCGTCTCACTTACCCCCGCGATTTTCTTATTATCCTCTATGAAAGACATAAATTTCTCTAGGACTTGAGACTCAAGCAAAGGAGAGTTTTTTCTATTCGCTACAAAAGAGAAGTTATTTTTTGCCATAGGTGCTAATTGATTAGACTGCTCTGGTGTGATCGAATTAATTTTTGAAATAGACTCAGGGACGGGAGAATTACCTATACCAGGCGACCCTACGATCTCCGCCAAAGGTGAAGCAACTGGGTTACCAAGGTTTGATAGGTCCCCTCCAATAGCAGTCAGATTCTTAACAATATAAGAAGCTTCAGAGAGATTTTTATTATATAAATTCGCTATGTTTTCAAACGGGTACAGCGTATTTGTATCAGAGGGTGTAGAGTACTCTAACGCGTTTACAAAATTGGTAACTGTCAAATCAATAGCAAAGATTAGCTGATCAATGATTCCTACTAAGAATGCTAAGTTAATAGGAGGTGAAGGACTCACAAAGAAATTAGGAACCTGATAAGAGTTAGAATAATAGCTTAACTTATGCACTAGGCCACTTAAATATGCGTAATTAATTAACTTTGTTAATCTTCCTCCCTCGGCACCTGAGAGTATCTGTCCTAGTTCAGTTGTTTGGGCCTGTGGATCTAATATGGTAATTAACTCTCTAGACGTCAATCCAACGCTCTTATTATACAATCCTTCTAGTAGTACCGTCGAAGCGTTTCCTACGTTTTTACCTATCAAGCTCGTCATCTGTTGTAGGGCAACAGGTGCGTCTCTGTTAACAACTCTATAATTAACATTGTAGCTATTTACATCAAAAATGGAATCGCCGTATATTAAAGAATTTGCGATCGGTTCTAAAAGACTAATAGAGTCTTTATCTTTAAGAAGATTTGCATTTCCGGTCTCTAATAGATAAGAAATAGATTCAAACAAAGTTAAGAAGTTTCCAGAAAGATATTCTTTATAGATATCTAATTGAACAGGGTCAATTGCAAAAGTTAAGTTAATAAGAAGTCCTATAAGCTTTCCGTACCTGCTCTGATTATACACAGAGGCATCAGACTGGTCCTTTAGAGATATTTTTAATAGGTTAACTAGGCCAGTCTCATCAGGCGCGTATAAGTAGTTAATGTATGCATCAATTGCGCTTTCTCCTCCAAACTCGTATATTAACTGAGATAGCTCGTAGCCTTTGAAGAAGGAAATTTGATCTTCACTATCAGAAACAGGAGCAAATTTTTCAATCATCTCCTCAAAGCTACCTACAGAAAGAAACTGAATAATCTCGCTCTCCTGAAAATTAAGCGATCTTAGTTGATCTATTAAAGAGTCTTGTTCTTTAGGAGAGAATTTAAATGATATGTTAGGAATAAAGCTTCCTGGCATAAAGCCAATAGAGGAGAGATCACTGGTTATTCTTTCTAAAGACTTCTGTAAGTTCCTAGCCCAGATGCTTAAGTTGTTAAGAGATTCTCCTGTTAAAGGCACATTTGGCACTACCTCTGTAAGCTTCTTGTAAGAATCGAGCAAGTTTTTTGTTGCTCCGTTAAGCCCAGGAAGTATTTTAGCATTAGCGTAATTAGTTTCAAAAACGTTGCTTGATACAAAAACTGTTTTAAGCTCTCCTATCTGAGAGGAAATAGGCCCCAGACCCTCGTATCCTGGTAACGCTCCGTTTTTATCTAGCGCAGAATCTAAGGATCCTATAGTATCTCCTAGTACACCAGCGATGGTATTAATACTTTGCAAACCAAATAATAAAACATCAACGGCATAATTATCTGACTCTTGTCCTATATTTGTGGGGGAATCAACATATATGTTTTTAGGATAGCTAATAAATCTGTCTCTGAGTCCTTCTTTATACTTAGCATATAGTGGGTTATAAACAACCCTAAATTCGCTTTCAAGCTTTTCGATGATAACTTCTTCAGGTAGCGTAATACCTTGCTTGAAAGACGCAAGAGATTTAAAATTTTCTAGATATTTAAGACCAGCAATCTTATTAACTCCAAAGTCATAAGAAAAAATTAAATTAAAAAGTCCAAATAAAGATATTCCCTCTATGTTATAATATCCAGTATTTATAACTCTAGCGTAGTTACACGAGTATATATACTCTGCAAACTTAGCAATATAATCAATGCTACCAACAGGAGAAGCTTCTGAGCCCCCAAAATATTTTATTGTTTCTTTTAATTGAAGTATGTTTTGAATTATGTCTTTTCCCCTACCTGCAAAAGAAACAGAAAGATCTTTTTCGTCGTAGATAAGACCAGATACTTCTTCTTGTATCTTTGAATCAGAGATTATAGCGTTTAACCCACCTGATTTTGCAAGGGCCTCACTTATATACCTTTCTGTGTTTATTTTGAGCTTGTTGTTAAATAAATTACTTTTAGTAAGGAACTTTGAGTTATACTCTCCCCATTCATCAGGGATAAAATTCTCAGCCGTGGGTCTAGAGTATCCTTGATTTAATACATATAGCCTATCTTGATATATGGTTAATCTATTTGTGGGGTACTTTTGGTCTATATACTTTTTCCTTATGACTTCCCAGTATAAATCTTCTCCAAATAAAGTGTATATAGTTCTACCCACCAGGTTGTCTTTAAGTATGACGTCATCTATGATTACTGTAGAAGGGGCATACTCTTCAATTAACTGGATCTGCTGCTCACTTTTCAAGCCCTCAAGGTAGTACGTTAACCCTGTTTGAGAAGATAAGATCTCGTTAATATAAGAGTCTAAGTACTGTTCAATTGTTATATTCCTTGGCCCACTTTGGACATACCCGGCTTTTATGACTCCATTTACTGTAACAAGTATAGTCAAAAATCTTTCTAAGTTAAACCCAAAAGAGATTAAAGCTGCTGTTATTTTAAAAGTAAGTGGAAGAATTGTGACGGTTTTTTCTTCAATAATTCTATCTAAAATAGCAGTATAGAGGTTAAATACTCCATCTACATATATCTTCCTATTTTTGCTAACTTCAAATTTTCCTACAGTGTTCTCATAAGAGGAAAAAGCAGCCTCAACGTATATAGAAAGAGCCGCTTTGATTTCAGAAAGCTGCCTTACTGTGGTGCTGTTTAACATGGAAGTGGTCTTTTTCTAAACTTTAAACTTTAAGTTTAAAGCTTTGTAGTTTTTAAAATACTATGTCGTCCAAAGTTTCTGTTGTAATATTGAAGTCTAAGTCTGTAGATTCTACCTCTGACATTAACAAAATGGTGGTTCATCTGGAGCAAATCTTGACAGAAAAAGATAATATAGATCTAAAGGTTCGACAAAGTTTAACAGACCCTATTATCAAGTCTTCTAAGTTTATTATCTTTGCAGGGTGGGACTCTTCTATCCTTTGTCAGTTCTTTAATGCTTTAAGTGTCATAGAAAAACAAGAAATGGACGAAGGTAAGAAACTATTTTTGTTTGACGAACCTGGAAAAAACTGCTGGACAGATTTAAATAGAATACTTACATTTGGCATGGACATAGACAGATTTGATCCTGTAGTTTTTGATTCAGTGGTTGACTGTTGGAATTATCGTGATATAATGAGCTATATAGACCTAGAACTACGTAAATCAGAACAAGATGCAAGTCCAAGAGATCCTAGCCCTGTCTAACGTTTCTGACTTTGCTTTAGACAAAATTCTAGCACACGATAAGTGGAAGCATGAGCAAACTCTAGCTCATGAAAAATGGATTGCAGAGTTTAATGCACATGTTAAAGGGCTAAATAAACCAAAGATAATAACGTCAGAAAGTCTCTCAGAGAACGATATTCTGATTAATGACCTTACTGGATACGGGGAGCTCGATGAAACTCACATCGGAAAGCTATCAAAAACCCCAGTCTGGCAAGCTTCAGAAGCAAAAACTTTGGATATCTTTTATGAATGGAAAAAAGCAATTAAAGACATTGACGAATTACCCAAGAAAGATATATCAGACTCAAGAACAAAAAAGCTCTTAACAACGTTTTTGTGGTCTAACTCCTTAGCCCAGAGACAAGCCTTTTGGCCTGAGGGAAAAGATATGCATTATGCTGATGCAGCAAAAAGAGAGATCAAACAAAAACTTCAGTCTTATGCAAACGTAACTATCGTAAGAACATACGATGCGTTTAAGAAATTCTGGGGGCAAGTGAATGACGGAGCTCAAGTCGAGTTTAATTCTTCATTCATTGCTTCTATCTTAGATAACGCCTATGAAGAAACTCTAAGGAAGGAGAAGCACGAACAAAAAGCCGATCTACGTAAATCTCCTGTATTTATTGAGGTGTCCAAACAGTTTCCAGCTGTTGACCTTGATGACTTGAGAGAACAGATGATCGCAAAAAGAGGGGATTTCATGAGCGCAATTTGTGCTATTGAACTTAAGAAATTCTCTAAAACAATCCCTAATGAGTATAAAGATCTATATACTCAAGAAACTTGGGAAACCAGCTACTTTAAGCACGTCAGGAAGTACGAAGACACCTGGCGTAGCACTTACAAAACTTTTTATCTCTCTATTCGCAAGGAGCAAGAACTATGGAAGAAGGCGTTAACATCATGACAACCGGATACAACGTTGTTGTAGAAGGTGCAGAAGAACTAATCGAAAAATGGGAAAAAGGACAGATCTCTAGGGAAGAATTGTCAGAACAGCTATTGAATTTAGAGACCGTTATGGTTGATCTTACAAAGATTAACGAGGAAGATCTTAAAAAGGTAAATGAACCAACTGAGTTTAAAGATATTGAAGAATAATGTGTAAACATACTAAATGTCTTCTGAGAATCCCCCACGGCATATAAAATCTGGGTTTTTCGACCGATACTTTTCCTTGGGTGTAGCTCAGGGAAACTTGGCGGGGTATAAGTCAGATCCTTACTCCTACTCAGGAGCACCCTATCTTACGAGTGGAGTAATACTTCCTCGCAGAGATGACATCCTTCTAGAAGAAGGTGGTGGTGGTCCTAGAGCTATAGAGAAGTACATGAGGCTGTTTAACGACAGCCAGATACTTGCTGCTTGGGAGAAGCTTATAGGTGAGATCATTCAAAGGCCTTGGGAAGTGTACCCGTCGTCCGATTCAGCAGAAGACGAAGAAGTTGCTGAGTTCGTGCGGCAAGTAATCAATCGCATGGGTAGCAATACTCGTCAGTCCTATGGTAAAGAGCAATTAGTTTCGACTAACTCTGGATTTGATACTTTTATCCGCGGGATGTGCGAGTCAATTGTCCTTGGCATGGCGGTTAGTGAGATTTGCTGGATGAGGCAGGGAAGGTATATAGTACCCTCAGAGATAAAAGTCAGAGACCCCCGGCGTTTTTTGTTTCGTCTTAACGAAGACGGCACTGTAAGCCCTAGGCTTATCACCATGTTCTCTCCAGTAGAGGGGATGGGGATTCCTCTGCGCTCGATGATTCTTCATCGCCATTGGTCCTACAGTAACTTTATGGACGTTCATGGCTCTGGCCTTGGTCGTCAGCTTTATCCATTAGTAGAGTTCAGGAGGACCCTTCTTAACTTTTGGCTTCAGTACGCAGATAAGCATACAACACCAACGGCTGTTGGTAAGTTCAGCTTAGGTACTCCTGAAGAAGAAGTTAACTCTTTATTTACAGCATTGCAGAGACTGGGTCAAGAGACCGCCGTTGTCATCCCCGACGAGATGGATATTCGGTGGCTAGAGAGCAATGGTCGCCCAGAACTCTACAACCAGCTTATTACATACATTGATCAACAGATCAGTTTTGTGATTAATGGAGAGACGACCGTTGGTCAAGAGACTGGTAGTGTTGGCTCATTTGCGCGCGATCAAATCGCCGACTCTGTGAGGATGAGGAAGGCCAAGGCTTTCTCTGAAGAGCTTGATGAAACAATTAACTCCACTTTGGTCCGATGGATAGTAGAACTCAACTACCCCGGTAGGAATCCTCCTAGGCTAGTACGTAACTTTGAAGATCTTAAACAAAGAGAGGATCCAGTGCGCATGGTACAGGTGCTTTCCCAATTAGGAGCTTTAGGGTACCAAGTAGAAGATATTGATTGGCTAAAAGAGAAGCTTAATATCCCTTCATTAACCAAGCAGGAAATGCCTGAGGGTGGAATGATGGGAGGAATGATGCCACCCATGGAGGGAGGTGCTGAAGCTGAAGCTGAAGCTCCTATGGCTGAAGACATGGACTTCGGCACAGATCTTATGAAGCTGTTCGATTTTGAAGAGCCAACTGAAAAACAAAAAGTTTCTCAAGAGATCTCTGCTAATTTTAAGGGGAACTTAGACGACGTAGGATTCCAGAGGATTGTAACTGATTCTACTGGGAACGAAATGCAAATTTCTAGGCTACAAATCGACGAGTTTACGTCTCCAGGAGAAATTGTTTTTGTTATAGAGAGACTGCTAGAAGAAGTTAGAAATCTCAAGAGAGTACCTCCTGAGGCATTAGCATATAAATCTAATCTAGAGACAGAGCTACAAAGGATGAAAGCCTTAATAGAACAAGAGAGTCTCTCTGAAAGTGGATCTGGCGATCTTGTCGGTCTTTACCAATCTTGCTTCAGACTAAATAGGTACGTTGTTCATAGAGAAGCAGTGACTTTAGACGTAGAAAGCAAAGGATACTGGAAATGGTTCGACCCTTATTTTCAGTAATACATATTAGTTTAAATATTATATAGAAATATTGCATATAACGTAACGCACTATGTTAGCATATAAGCCGATTACCCAAGCACAGTACTGGATCCAGGCCTCGCCTTTCCAGCATTACTTTACCACTTTCTCTGGAATCAGAGATACTTCTGGTACTACTCAATACGCCGATGGTGTAAGAGGACGTATCTTTCAGCTCAAGGGACCTCGTACCCTTGCAGAAGTAACTGTTTCTACTCCATTTGACCCTGAAAAGCACGCAGACATTGTCGACTTCTGGAAGACCTACGACTGCTCTTACATTACTTTAACTGTTACTCCAGTCGAGTGTGGCGAAGACCCTTCTCCTCTAGGTAATAGAACTATCACAATCCCTGACGCCCAAATTACCTCCATTAACTTTGGTCAAGCTGATAGATCGTCTACTAACGTATCTACTCTAGAGCTTACCTTTGTTATGGATACATTTACCTATAACTGATATAGGTATCTAATCGGGGGGATATGCAAATGAAAAACAGCTACGTAGTATGCGTAAAATCACCCTCCGATTGGTCGGAGATACATAAGCTTTTATTACTAGACGGGACTTTGGAAGACAATCTTCCTAGTCGCGCTTGTGAGTGCGTTGACGCAAAAGAAGTCTATGATGATGTCGCTACGTATCTCTTAGATGACGAAGAAGCGGAATTAATAAAACAGCACGAAAAAGTAAAGTTTGTAGAACTAGACCCGTCATTGCATCCTGAGGCGGACCTTCCTGTAGAACTAGATAGCTTAGTAAATAGATTCGATGCTGACGTAAGATTTTATAGGGGAGCTGATCAACTTGTTCCCTCCTCCGCCCCTCCTAGAGGAATAGCTAATGTAGATACGACAGGGGCAAGCAGAGATGGCACTGACGAAGCATTTGCTACTAGTCCGACTATAGAGCTTGATGTAAGCTACTTTCCGGGAGGAGGCAAAAGGCCAGTTGTTATAGGAGTCCATGGAGGATTGTTTTATGACGGCGATAAAGATAGCTTTGATGAAGGCACAGTTGGTGGTAACGCCTACAAAAAGGGAAATTATTTTACTGGGCTAGGATATAACTATGTCAGTGTAAATTATCGGCTAGCAACAAACGCGAATCTTACTAGCAATATCTCTGGGTCCCCGGCTGTTGTTAATACATCTGCGCTTGATTTTACTCTAAATGATTGGACGCAAAGAATAAAAGCAGAGGACCAGCTGTTAGATCTTGCTAAGGCCATTAAATGGGTAGCAGACAACGCCGCTAAGTGGGGGTTTGATGCAGATAATATAATCCTATTTGGCCATAGCGCCGGAGCCCATTTAGTAGCTGGAATAGCCACACAAAAAGATCTCTTAAATGCCCAGGGTATTGATATATCTAGTATCAAAGGATCTATAATTATAGATACAGCACAATACGACCTTAAAAATAAGCTGGCAGGATTCACTAGCGCAACAGAAGCTAACAGCTGGGGATTCATGAATGCTTATGGAGTTCACCCAAGTATTAATACTGTTGATTTTGAAAGCATAGCTGAAGCAGAAGCATATTGGTCTTTAAAAAGCCCCTTAGAAAATATTAAAAATACTGCTAAGCCAAAAACCGACTTCGCAAAAAGCTTTTGTATAGTTACTAGAGGTACTGCGGCCAGGAGAGCTGAGGCCTCTGAGTTTAAAACAAAGATCGTTGAACGAGGGATCTCGGCCACTTTATTAGATTATGAGCCAGTTGGTAATGCTGACATAACAGACGGAACCACTACCTACGATAGCGAAGGTATACAAGCTGTACTTGGAGGCACTGATATTGCCAATGGTAATGCAGCATTTAGTCATATAAGCCTCGATAATATGACTACAGAAATTAGAAATTATTTAAACTCTGTAGTTGTACCGCTGGCTAAAGAACTAAATAGAAGTAGTTGGCATCTCACCAGACTTCAAAACAAAGACTCTTCTTGGAATAGTGAAGATTTTGAAACAAACATAAATCCTTTTACTAATGGCATTTGGCCCGCTAATACCGGGCAGGTCTTTGTAGGAAAAGTAAAAGAAACCAACTCTAAACATGACTTTTCAGAAACAGGGGAGGGCGTTGATGCTGTTGTTATTGATAACGGAACTTGGCACGGTCACCCCGAGTTTGTAGATGACGCAGGCGTATCACAGATCAAAGATATAATCTTAGATGGTCCGTATTATATAGATAAAGCGTATTTTGACGCTAATGCCTCAAAAACAACAACGTTTCTAGGAAGAACAACCTGTACTGAAACCGCTGCCAAAGAGTGGTGGACCAATGCAACAAAAAGGTCTTCTAAGTTTAGCTCTGCTCCTGCAGTCTCGGCGGCTTCAATCCCAGCAGTGTATACCCGGGCTAACGTATGCGGAAGTTATAGCGCCTATCCAGCCTATTCCAGCACAGCATCTTCCTTTGGAGACCATGGAACTCCGGTATGTTCTAGTGTATACGGAAAGACATTAGGATGGGCGTTTAAGGCAAATAAGTGGAACATGGCTATAAATGCTGGGGTTGTTGGGATGCCCAGTGTTGTCGTGGCCTATGAAGTATTGAAGATATTTGTAGATAACAAGCCCTTATACTCTGATAAAAAATACCCTACTGTTGTTAATACTAGCTACGGTCTCATTTCTAACGTAGCAAGTGAATGGACCGCCGGAACGTACTACTATAATTTTAGAGGCACTACAGGTAGCTTTACAAATAAGGCAACGGCTCCTAGGTTCCTGAAAAACTTTATAAGCGATGATAACTCTAGATACGGGACTGTAACTCCGTCAAATTCACACCAGCAAGCCGGAGACGCGCTAGCTAATACGCCTGGTGTGGTATGGTTTGCTAGTGCTGGTAACAACAACCAGCAGCAAGTAATGCCTGATGATGCAGACTATAACAATTTTTGGTCGACGGCTGACCCTGATGCTTCTGGGTTCGATCCCGCAGTGTCGGCAAGATACGTAAACAGAAGAGGCTCTCCCACTAATTTTGGATATGATTCCGCAGAGAAGCACTACAAAGTAATTTCTGTGGGAGCGCTAGGTGGGTGCTTGAATACAGATAAGAAAGAGGTAAAAGATTGGTATAGTAATAGCGGAACCGGAGTTGACATATTTTCCCCTGCAAGCGGAGGCTTAGCTGCTGCTGGTAACGACTCTCAAGAGACATATCCTAGATACGACAGCCAAGATTTCTATTCTTGGTTATCCAAAGACGCCTTCGATTGCGAGATAGGAGGGACTTCTACTGCATCTCCAGTGATTGCCGGGTTTATCGCCTCCAAGCTATCTCTTATGTACCACTGGACCACCAGAAGCGTAAAGAAATATATTGAAGGTGTAATAGAAAAGCAAAACTTAAGCACTTTTAATACAGGTTCAGGTCTTGTTACAACGGCTGATAGCACCGACTGGGAGGTCTATGACAATTTGTTTGGGCAAGAACCAAAAATAATCTATGACAAAGATGTCTCGCCTGTAAGTTTTTCTAGAAATCTTCCGGCAGTAACAGAACTAGATAAAACAACAGATCCTGTCAGCCTGAGCGTAATACCTTCTTCGGCGCTTGCTCAAACTTATTCTTATCAATGGCAAAAGAGTGTTGACGGGATTTTTTATGACGATATGCCGGGTGTGACTTCTCAATCGATTAATCTAGTGGCTACTGATAGCTCTGTACTAAATAAATACTATAGAGTTAAAGTCATATCTGACGGACCTTATAGAATAAGTTATTCGAGCACAACGCTTCTAAAGCTTAAGCCTTCTGAAATAACTATATCAAAACAGCCAGTAGGCTCAAAGATAGCTCAAGGTAAAACTGTTACTCTGGTGGTTGAGGCCTCGACAACCTCTTCTAACGCCATAGCTTATCAATGGCAAAAGTACAATACCTCCACCAAAGAATGGCAAGTTGTTTCAGGAGCTAGTAAAGCAAACTTAGCCTTTAACAACATACAAACTTCCTCTTCGGGATCTTATAGGTGTTTGATCTCTGATCAGTCTTCTGACCCTGTATTTTCAGACACAGCAGTTGTTGAAGTAATCATTCCGCAACTGAAGTTTACTCTAGAGCCACAAAATGTATTTACTTTTGTAGGAAGTTCAACAACATTAACCGTTGCTGCGTCCTCTACAACAACAACTTCTATAGCTTATCAATGGCAGTTTTCTAGCAACGGCACTACATGGAAAAATATTGCGGACGAAAGAACTCCTTCTATAGTACTTAAAAACTTACAATCATCGCAATCAGGTTATTACAGATGCAGAGCAGTTGATAATATCTCTGTAAATTCTCCTGCTTTCTCGGCGTATGTAAAAGTCGAAGTAGAAGACATAGTGCTAGTAGTAAGAACTACAAAACTAGAAACATCTATTATAGAGGGAGATGAGCTCTCTTTACAGGTCTCAGCTACTACTAACAATGCCTCTAGGACTCCTTCTTTTAGTTTTCAGAAGAAGTTTGTGATTAACGGCCAGACTCAATGGAGAATTGTTGATGTAAACTCTACAGGAATATTCTATATAAGCAGAACTTCTAAAGAACAAGACGGAAGATACAGGTGTGTTGTTAGCGACGACTTAGCAATCAACTCCCCAGTAACTGTCTCTCCGATAGATGTATCGGTTCTGGACTCTTTTGAAGTCACAAATGTCTCTTCTAGTCCAGCGACGGCAATTGTGGACAACGAAGTTTCGTTAACTCCAGACGTAAGAATTATTAATAACGACCTTGCTTTTTATTATATTTGGGAAAGAAAAGAGAGCGGATCTTCTACCTGGAACATTATAAACGAAGCTCAGAGCAAAATCTTTACTTTTAAAGCTACCGGAAAAGATTATTTAGATCAATTTAGATGCAAGGTGACTAATAACTTAGGGACTACAAAATATACCACACCAGATTTTCAATTAACTTTTGCTCCTTTTGCAGATGTAACAAAAGACCTACAAAAAGCTATACTATTTAAAGAAAACTCTCAGCAAACCCACATTTTAGACCCAGAGATCGTTTCTACACATCCAAGCACTATTACTTACGTATGGCAAAAGTCTCTTGATTACTCCTTATCTGGTGGCGTACCTACCCCCGCAACCTGGAGCGATATAACTACAGAAACAAATAAAAAGATTGAGCTAACCCCTGCAAAGATCTTAAGTTTTAATACTAGCAATACAGACGACTTCTATTTTGTTAGATTAAAAATAATCTTTGGGCACAGCTCTACAACGTCTTTCTCAGAGCCTACAAGAATAGACTTAAAAGACGTCTATAATTTATTTGGAGATTGCCTAAGTAAAGAAGCAGCAGATAACCTATATAACACTGATAAGAGAGATTCTCGTGTTCCCCACGGCATTGATTCTCTACCAGATAGACAATACATAGAGACAATCAACATAGACCCTGTTGGTCCGACGGACAAGTGCAAGGATAAAAACACTTGCGGTATCTCTATAGATAAGCTATTCGAGCTCTATCCTATCTATAACACTCAAAAGGGTCTCTATAAGTCTTGGGGAGACATCGAGTTTATGTGGCAGCTTGAGGAGGCACGGAATCCTTCTGGAGTAACTTGTAACTTAAATGCTGCAGAAACAGATGACAAATGGCAAGTTTCTCAATATAAAGCGTTATACGCCTACTTCCCTGAGATCGGGTCTG